TTTGCAACAATTGGTGTTTTTCCATCTTCTGTTAGTCCTGTAGGTAAATTCATCCATACAATTTTATCAAACTCAAAATGTTTGATTAGTTCTTCTTCTACTTGAACACGCTGTTTTTCTGTTGAATTGTTAATGCTAAAACCCTCCATTGAGTTTCCACATATTGACAATAATTTTTCTGTTAAATTTGATTTCATAATTTATTTTTTAATAATATTAATTTTAACATCTCCATTAATGATTTGATCTTGCACCTTAGATGCTTCTTTAAAGTTTTTACAATTTGTTACATCCACATTGATTGTTATTCCTAATTCTTTTAATTGATCAGGAGTCAATGGTTTAATATGTTCATAAATTTGTTCTACAGACTTTGGATAAGTTCTTTTAATGGGGTCCTTCTTAAAAGTGTATCCTGTAATGTCGACATATTGAAGTAATTCTGTATCACCGTCAATTGTTAAACCAGGTACTTTACCTCCAATTTTAATCATTGCTATTTTGTATCCCATCTTATAAGACAACCATTTAATAATTTTTATCATATATTTAGTTTATTTTTATTATTTTATTCTCCATAACTTGCCGAGTTTTTATTATGCTCCATAAACTCTACACTTACTACTCTTACCCTGTTGTTTGTTTCCTCTGATATAAATTCAGATACTTTATCGTAAATATATTTTGCGAATTGCTCTGCTCCTGTGGCTGGTATTACTCTTAATTGAATAATACCCATAGTATGCATATCTTTAAAGATACTAAGCGACGGATCATCTTCGGCTATAATTGTAGTGTGATCAAACATATGATCCATCCATACTTTAGGATTCATTCCACCGATAGTGCCTTTAGCTCTTTTCATGCCACCAAAGTCCCATACCCAATTCTTTTCATCTAACTCACCTTCAAAGGTAATCTTAAATGAAATGCCATAGCCATGTAAGAATTGACAATGAGTCCCATCTGCTCTCCATTGACGAAAACATGTAGAATATCCATCAAATAATTTTGTACTACTATACATTAATATAACTCTTTTATGTGTTCAACTGCTTTAGCGCGATTGTAATTATATGTCCATGCTAAAAAATATTTGTTACCATGTAATAAATGTGATGCTGTATACTTATATGGATTAGCATATTCGCTCATTGTATTATGTAATGACTTCTCTGAACTGAATACCTTAAAATTAGTTGCACCAGGAAAATATTCTGAAAATCCAATACCGGTGTATTTCACCGATCGATCTAATACTGTATTGTAAAACATGGTACGAATATATTCCTGATCGTACATCGGTAATTGCTTGAAATCAATTGTTAATTCTACATCTTTAAACTTAAACGCGGTTTCATTGTTCATAACTTTTATTTTTAATATTTACATAAATATAATAACTTTTTTTCAACTATCCTAATTTTTTTTATGCTTTTTACAAATATATTATTCTGTATCATAAAACATTCTTTCAGAATCTTCTGTATGCCACTTATCAAATCCTTCACAATTGTACCGGTCTTTACATACTAAATAATCTGGTTTTTCTGGAAATGGTTTGGTAACAAAGCTTGGATCAGACCATTTGATACGGTTGTTAGGTTGTAGTGCTATTTGTCCATTATTAAGTAAAATGATATGATGACTCTTGTGTTCCATTGAATCTTCTGACAAAGATAAATCTGTGTTAATATCGTTTGCTCCCCAATTTATAGTAGCATAATAATTTCCTGAATAAAACTTATGATCTTTCATGTACACCTCCGCGGGAGTATCATATAAATAAGATAATGTGACAAGAGTAAAGTTATAGGAAAAACAGTTCCATAATTGTAGATAGTGAAATGGTAAATCTGGATCTGGTGTTACTGGTTCAGTAAGTAATGCATGACTTGGGAGTTTATCTCGGAGAGCACCATTCTGTAATAGTACTTGAAATAATGCAGCTTGACCTGGCATGCATCTAACAGATATGATTACCCCCGGGGTGAATTCTCCTTGTCCTTTTGTATGTTGATATAAATATTCATTTCTAACAAATACTTTAAGAGGAAAAAAGTTATGTTCTATATGAGCCATATCATTTTTTTAGTGTACGAATACCTTTATGTTTATCAATTTTATCCATTATTGTGTTGATAACGTCATTATCAATAAGCCCGGCCATTGTTGCATTTTTTAATGCACTGATCAGTTGAAATATAATGAAAGGAATGGCAATAGTTTCACTTAACCATGATGTCCCTTTGAATCCTAATTCAACTGACAAAAGAACAGTTAAAATTACAATCCATATGACCAGTGTTTGTAATATTTTTAATGCTTTAAATGTTTTGAATCCTTCACGTTTTACACCAGCAATTATGCCAAAAATTCCGTCTAATAATACAACTGAAATAATTGCTATATATTGTTCTGTATTATCCATTGTGAGGTGTAGGAAATATGTACAGATAAAGGATAAAAATCCAGAAAAAGAAGTGATCATGAGAGCGGGGCCTGTTTTCATAAGCTAAGTAACATATCTAATAATTCAGGTTGTGGAAACATATCTACTTTATCTTTTCGCGTATTTGTATGTGTCCACATGCCTTTTATTCGTCCATAATAAGCGCTCTCATTGAATTCAAAACCTGCTGCGCCTTTCAACTTAACTTCTTCTACTAATCCTTTACGTACATCTATATTATCTCGAGCAGCTATAAACAATATGAAATCTTTTAATACTTTTAATTGATTATCTGAATATCGGTGCCATGTTGTATGACCTCGAAACATCTTTGGTAATGTTGTTATATGAGATTCAATTACTTCTCCGCCGGCGTAATTGTAATATTTGGCAGGCTCTTTTGCAATCCATGTTTTACCATTTCTATATCCGCCTTTGGTTACATACCCATAATTACAAACTTCAATGCCTACTGAATGCTTGTGCATATTCATAGACCCGTTATCTCCTAAATGCCATCCATGACCACCAGTCGGAACACATTGAACTAGTTCGCCATCATACTGATCATTTTTACCGTTTGATGATGGTCCTCCTAACACAAATTCAGTAGCAATACGACCACGTGTATCACGAGCCCACATATCTACCACTGCATATGGATTATGGCCTCCGGCTGTATGATGTAGGAATAGATATTCTTTTTTAGTTGGGCCTGCTAAATATTCATCTTTTGGTAAAAAATACTCTTTGTATGACAATACATCTGATTCTTCAATGAGTTGTTCTGAAAGATCTGTTGATGCAATATTTAATTCTGCCCATGTATTAGGACCAACAATGCCATCTGCTACTAATCCATTTTTCAATTGCCATGCTTTAACTGCCGCATCTGTCTTTGGTCCAAAATTGCCATCTGCTACCAAACCTAATTTAGTCTGAAGTAGTTTAACTTGGTCACCTTTACTACCGAGTTTAAGAGTCATAAATTAACCTTATTTTTATTAATATATATGCTTGTAGTTCCTTTAACATGCGTGGAATCATATGGACAATGGCGACATTTATTTCCGCAACATACACCTCTACGTATATGGTATGATTCTGTCATTACTCGATATCCATTTTCCCAATAGAAGTCAGTTGGAAGGAGCTTGTTTCCAAACTCCCTAACAAATGCTTGTTGAATCCAATCTTTTGATGCTGGCTGTATCATTTGACCTCACACGCTCCGCCGGAACATGCTAATTCACCAGCTAATTCCGTATTGTCATCTAATTCCACTACACGAGTTAAATCAATGTCTTTTAGAGACAACATCATTCGCTCATATGTGTCTTTAGTACAATCTTCGAATGGTGCTTGAGTATAGGTTCCTCCATCATATGGCAATACTGACAATCCATTGTAGTGGTGTCTGTTATCCCACATCCATTGACCAGCTGCTTCCCATTCATGGCCACGCAATGAAATTGTTGCAGATACGTTATGAGTATTGTTACCGGTACGGTGGCCAGGACGTATCCATTCACGTGATACATGTTTCACTCGTTCTAACAATTGAAATGGTGATTCTGATCTCATAATTGATCCTTCCGGGGCCTTTTGTGGTATAGAAATAACTGCGGTATCATGAGGACGAAAATATTCATCTTCAACTAATTCTGAATGATATGTATTTAAATATGTGTAAATTGATTCATTTTTGCCAACACGTATACGTCTTATGTAATAGTCATTATGCCATGCATGTATACCAGATGATGTTCCTAATGTCAATGATGTTGTTCCTGCAGGTTTGACAGTTGTACATCTAGCAGATTTATTAATGTTTAACAATGATGCTACACGTGTGTTCTCTTCTTTTACTATACGAGCTGATTCTTTCATGTCATATCCTAACACTGTACCAGATCCAATTCCTGTCATTGACACACCTATCAATGCATCTTTTTCAGTCGTGCGTTGCCAGATAGGTCGAAGATAATGAAAGTCAGTATAACTTGCTTGTAATGTGCCAATGAATGTAGCTGCTTTCACACGTGAATTAAAATCTTCTTGTGATTCAATATTTGATACATTCACTTCACATAAGTTACAGAATTGAAAAGGTCGCAGTGCAATTTCACAACATGGATTAGTTCCCCAATCTTTATCATTTGTCAGATAAATTCCAGGTTCACCTGCACCACTCAGTTCTACACGTTTCCAAAGATCCATAAAAAATTCTTTAGTAAGTTTGTGTCTCATTAATACAGCAGAGTTATTTGCCCTACCTCTTTGTGGATTCGTTTCCCACCATGTTCCAGATTTACATGCTATCATGTCCTCATCATCTGCACTAAACAAACTAATTAAAGCTGCCCTGCGAATGCCGCCGGCTAACACTGCATCTGCAATATGACAAACAATATCATGTGTTTCTAATGATGTCAATTTGCTACCATCTGCTTTGTCACTTAATATACCTTCAATTTTAACTAGACATTCTTTAAGGGGTTGGGGGCCCGGTGCTTTACCACCTGATGTTACAAGCCGTGCACCTTTTGGTCGAATATCAGAAAAATCAAATCGCAATCGTGACCCGCCATAAAAATATGATTTCATTAATGCTTTGACAGCATCTGCCCAGCCTTCTATTGCATCTGCAATAAGATATCGGCGAGTACGATCTGAATTTGGTTTTCGTATTTCTGGTAATGCTTCCACATGGTGTTTCTGTACAGAATAACCTACGCCGGTTCCACCTAATAATAAAAACATTGTTTCACCAAATGATCTCCAATCATCAATTGGTAAGTATGCACAATTGTAAATACGATTAGGCGAAATTTCAATTGGTTTGCCACCAAATTGCAATGACCTCATTGATGGCAATATTTGCTTGCTATATACAAATTTGTATGCAGCTTCAATTTCAGTTGATAATTTAGGATACTTTTTTATATGCATATTTTTATTACGAGTAACAAGTTCTTCCCAACTTTCTCGCCTATTTAATTCTGGTAAATATTTTGCATATTTCATGTAAACTGTAATGTCTGATAGTATTCGATTTGAAACTTCCATTTTTTAATTTTCTTTTATGTGTGTAGATAAACAAAAAAATTGTAACCTAATGATTACAATTCCTTTTATTTTTTTATATAAATATACTATGCGCGTATGCATACCGCTACTTTTGATAACTTTTTGAAAACTTTTTTACCCAAAATCATTATTGTTAATTTCTTGGAATTTGCGTGATAACATCTTCCGAGTAAATTCTTCTCCTTTATCCATTTGCTTTTGAGTTTCTTTGCCTTGTATAGATGTATCTGCGTAAATATGAATTTGACCATTAGATGTATTCATTTTACTTGGTAATGTAATTCCATCTGGGCCAAATCGATTTTTAATAACATGCCATCTGCCAGTGCCGGCTAATTTGTCTTGAACCTTGCGCGATAATGAAATGACAAAATCAGCTACCATTACTTTACCATATGACTCAGCAATTTTACTCGCATCAATAACATCTTCTTCCAATGCAGATCTATTTGCCTGAGATGCTGTCCATACAGGTATTTCATATTCACCAGCCATTCCACGAAGATCCTCATAAATGCCTTCTAACTCATGACGTTTTTCTTGACCATAACCTTTCAGCAAATCTGCATAATCCACAATAACTACATCTGGTTTTTTGTCTTGCATAATACATTTTTCAATGTGACTACGTATACCTAATACTGATACAGATTTAGTTGGATAGTATTTAATGATCAGTTCTCCATTTATCTTTCCAAGTTCTTCTTTAACTTGAGATTGATAATGTTTTAGATTTTGATTTGGAATTCCAGTGATTACAGAGTCGTACCGCAATCCTACATATGCTTCATTTAATTCCAATGTATAATGTATAACCTTTAATCCTTTTTTAATAGAATTGGCACCAATATTGATTAGTCCCCATGACTTACCAATACCAGCTGGAGCTACAAATACACCTAACTCACCTTTACCTAATCCACCATCTGTCAATTCATTGATCACTTCCCATGGTGTTTCTTTTGTAAAACGAACCGATTCATTATATCGAGCATCAATTGATGTCATGTAATCATGTCCAATGTTTTTATCACCACCGGCTTTTAATGCATTATCAATTTTTGTTTTGATTTCCTCATATTGGCCATGTTTTAGTAAATCTACGGATGTAAGAATTGCTTTTTTAATTTCCTGATTCTTGCAGAAATCTATTGTCTGTTGTTTAATGAATTGTAAATCATCTGATTCAGTGAATTTCCATGCATCCTTAAGTTGAGATTTAATCTGCTCTTTAAGAACATCATGATCAACTGAATCCAACTTAACTTTCATTACTTCTAATGTAGGAGTTGTCTTATACTCTTTGTTGTATTCTAATATGTTCGTAATGATCCAGTTGTTGGCATCACTTTCAAAATAGCTGGGTAATAGGATATCTGCTATCTGCTGTAAAAACATTTTATCTGTAAATAAAGCAGTAATAACTTTTATTTGAAAACTGTAGCCATATGAACTTAATCTATCTGTCATACATAATTATATAAATAAAATTTCAATTATCAAAGACTTCTGTAAGCATTTAATGGATTAAATGCAGATGACATCCATGTATCTAGATCTTTTATGACCGTATACATTTTATCACTCATAAACATACGCTTGAATGAGAGTACATCTAGTTTATTGATTTCGGCATCAGTAAGATTCATAATGAGCATTTTCGTGGTGCCACTTATATCAACGTTTTTTAACTGCATTAATCTGTAATTCAATTCAATTTGTTCTTTATTTTTTGCAACTGTTTCATGTATTTTATATTTTTTATCAACAGTTGTTGCATATTCTACAAATGATTCAACATCAATTTCATCAGCATTGGACATCATTGGAAATTGTTTGATCATTGTCTTCAATCCAATTCCATTAACGCCAGCAATGTTATCTGATTTATCACCGGTTAAAGCTCTGTACAATAAATAATTTTTTGAATCTATTCCAAATTCTTCGCGCATAACTGATGGTGTATACATAATTTTTTTAACCGGGCTCCATACTGTAATACGATCATTCACTAATTGCAAGAAATCTCTATCCGTTGATACAATTGTAACTTTATGTTCCGGATCTGTAAAGATTTCATTGGCAATGTATGCAATGGCATCATCTGCCTCAATATGGTCAATTGCCATTGTAGTGATTGGCAAGCATTGCAAATATTCTATCATTCGGCCAAATTGTTGTTTCATGCTGACCTGTTCATCTTGCAGTGATGCAAATTCCTCATAACGATTGAATTTGGTTTTGACAGCTCTATTTGCTTTGTAATTTGGATATAAACTTTTTCGTCTGGCGGAGCCTCCTTTGCCATCAAATACAATGATACATCTAGTTGGCTTATGTTGGCGTATTGCAGCTGCAACAGACCGTAAAAAGCCTGTTACACCTCCAATATGCATTCCATCATCGTTCAAGGCTGGAACAGCCGAAAAAACTCTAATGAAAGTATTTAATCCATCTATAATCAACACACGACTATTCTTATTTGAACCTACGCCGTTAATGCGATCATTATCAATTTCTTGCAATAAATCAAAAAATCTAGCTTTCATTATCCTTCTTCATTGACAAATTCTTCATCAACTATGATGTCATCAATTCCAAAATCTTCACCAGGTTGATACTTCAAAATATATGCATTACAGATTGCTTCATAAATTTCTTGTTTTAATGTATCATCTTCTGTAATTTTCTTTTCAAAATCTTTTGATTGAAATTTGACATCGGAACCATTTTTGCGTAAATATGTATACCATGCACCTGTCTGTGCTACTAGATGATAATCTTTCATAACATTTAACCAGCCACCATAATTATCAATTCCTGATTCAAAATAGATATCATAATCAATAGATTTTAATGGAGGGCCCATCCTGTTTTTAATTACCTGACATCTAGTTTTAATGCCAATTACCTGATCAACGCCATCAAGCTTAGCTTTGATTTGACCAACTGATTTCAATCGCAATCTTACAGATGCATGAAATCCAACTGCTTTACCACCTGATGTTGTATATGGATCACCGAAGGCTACTCCTAGTCTTGTACGTAACTGATTTGTAAATATTAAACATATCCTTTCACGTCCAATCATGTTTGTAATTTTACGTAGACCTTTGGACAAAATAATTGCTTTTGATGTTGCATATCCATCTTTATCAAATTCTTTAGCCATTTCAATTTTTGTAGAAGCACCCATTATAGAGTCTACAACAATTGTTACTAGTCGATTTTTATTTGATTTACGAACCGATTCAACTACACTTTCTATGGCCTCAAACATGTCTTCGACGGTATCTAACGGAACATACAACATTTTTGAAAGATCTAATCCAATTGCCTGCAAAAATTCTCTACTAGCTGCATTTTCCGTGTCAATATATACTGCCATGCCGCCTTCTTTTTGTGTATTAGCCAATGCATGAGCTGCTAACAATGACTTACCGGAAGCTTCTAGACCTGTAATCTCTATTATACGACCTACCGGAAAACCTCCATTCGGTTTATTTGCAATTGCTATATTAAGCATATCTGATCCGGATTCAACCCATCCTCTCACTTCGCTCGGTGATTCAGTATCACTATCAAGAAAGAATGCGGTTTTGAATCCTGTATGCTTAAATTTTTTGTTAAGATTATCTGCTAATGTAACCGCTAAGTCATCGCGTAAATCACTTTTTGTTTTTGACATATTGTAACTCCTTAATCGTTAAATAAAGCATCAAATGCAGATGATACATCATCTACTTTGTTAACTGGTGGTTTGGTATTTGACTTTGTATCAGCATCAAAATCATCTTGAAATTCATCTGTTGTAGCAGTCGATGTTTCAGTATCATTATCAGATGATTCCGGATCAAGCCATGCCTGCAATGATTCTTTTAGTTCATCATATGTAGGTTCTTTAAATATATCCGAAAGACTTTGTTGATTTTTTGCTACCATGACTGCGACATTTTTATCTTCTGTCAATGGTGTTGAATTAGGTTTAACACGTATACCTGTTTTTGGATATGCGCCGGCTTCTGCTGGTGTAAATTCAATAACAATATCTCTACCATTCATTGGATCTGAAAGATCACCATAATCCGGATCTGCAATAAATCCTAATAGTTCTGTGTATACAGTTTTTCCAAATCCCCAGAATTTTACTCCTTCAGATTCTTTACCACGCACAATGATAGGAACATATGTCCTCATTTTTGGCTCAAGCTTCTTGCCAAGTTTCCATTCATCTGAATTACCTGATGATTTTAATTTCTCAGCAAATTCAACAACGGGATCTGGTTTACCATAAGTCACCGGTGATAAGAAATTTTTCTTTCCTAGATCGTAATGGAAATACAGCTCTTGAAATGGATTGTCCTTATCATACTGGTATGGTACAATTCTAATTGTTTGTTTACCCGGTTCGGGTTTCCACAAATTGTTTTGGCGAGTGCCTACTGTTTGTAACTGACTAAGTTTACGTTTAATTGCATCTAAATCGATTGCCATTTTTTACTCCTGTTTTAAGTTAATAATTAATATTGATTAAATATAATAACTTTATTTCAATGTACCAAGACATTCATGAAAAAAGTTTGAAAAAAGTTTTTATTTGTTATTTTGTATTTTATTGTATTGGTTAAGTAGTTGTTCATTATTTTTTATCATGGCAAGACGTTTTGCAAGGTTTGTCCTATTACGGGTTGGTTTACCATTTTTTTGTGACTTGGCCATTTATTTTGATAAATTTTTAGGATATCGAGTTTTAAAATCTGTGGGTACTGTTTTCTTCCATACAGCAGTAGCTTCTTTTTCTAATCCTGCATCATTGATTTGTGCAATAAGTTGTCTGATACGCTCCCAATCTGCCGATCCTCTCAACCAACTTCTATGATCATCACTATATTCTGAATACCAATCATGTGATTTCAATGATTGTTCCAATTTTGTTATCATTGGATTTTCTATAATTTCTCGAAGTAAATTTTTTAGTTTCATGTCTATGATACCCTTTTTATTAATTCAAAGCCTCTTTTTAGTTCATCTAAATAAGAATCAGTGTCTACGTATATTTTACCAAGGTTTCGTTCTTTCATAGGATCCGTTATATCATATACAGTTACTAATGTAACATTAACACTTTCTTTCGGATCTCTTCCTTGCATTTTCATTTGAGCATCATTCAACCAATACTGAATATCATGAAGACGATATGTAGGTCTGTCAGGTTTATTCCCATTAGGTTTAACTATATGATATTGATAATGAGCAAACATTGTGTTTCCTTCAAAAGTCAAAATTCTTTTCATTGCCTCTTTGGAAGTTTTTTCTGTTCTTGGCATAAGTTTCTTAAAAATTCTTTCGTCGATTTGATTGGTTCGATCTAAAATCGGTTTGAATTGATTAATAGTAGATTCGTTTACTATTTTTCTAACCTCTTCGCGGATTAGTTTTTGTAATTCTGTTATTTTCATATTAAAATGTGTTTCATTTTTTTTTTGTATTTTAACGATTCCAAGACTCAATATACTCAAGATCTTTAAGAGGAAGTTCAGTAGTTGAACCGTCCCAATTATGAATCTCGACCTTAGATCCTTTGATTGATAGTATCTTACCACCTGTAAAGTCTTTATCTTTCTTATATCGAACAAAAGATCCTTTTTGAATTTGTCGTCCTTCATTAAGAGATTCTCTAACTATCTTTATACTTAAAATATCTTTCTTATTTATCTCATCCGAAGTTGAGGAATTAGATCCTCCTGTTTTTAGGAATTGATAATTGTTATTTTGTTTAGTAATGGATCCTAGAATGTCTTTTTCATTTTTAGTAGTGATTAATAACTTGAAATTTTTTTTAATAAAATAAATCATCATTTCATTATCAATATCCCTAGCATTAACCTCCATTCCTGGGTTGGGGTAGAGTTCTTTATCTACATATTTAAAGTAAGGTTTTGATTCGTTTACTACTTTTCTAACCTCTTCGCGGATTAGTTTTTGTAATTCTGTGATTTTCATTATGTAAGCCTTTTGTAATTTATTTTATTTTTATCCAGGATATGTAACCTTCACTGTCAAGTTTAACATCCTCAACATCCCCCGGAATTTTATATTTTTTGAGGATAGTATCATACTCATTTGCTACGTCAAATGAATCCATGATAGTTGTATCTATCTCATAAATCTCATCTCCCGCTTTAGTATTCTGAGTATTAACCCAGTTAATAAATTCGTATTCACCAACTTTTCCTTTAAGTGGTGTCGATTCCTTTAATACTTTTCTAACCTTTTCTTTGATTAGTTTTTGTAATTCTGTGATTTTCATATTAAAATGTGTTTCGTTCCATGTCGATGTTATCTGTATAATCTTGAGCGTATGCATTAACTAATTCAATGATAGCATCATACAATTCTGTATCTTGACTAACTCGCATGTCCATTTTTGAAATAATGTCGTTGACTATCTTTGCCGCATTCTTAACTTCTTTGCTATAATCTTTGTAATAATTTGTTATATCAGTGTTTTCAGTTAAAGCTTTCTTAAAAATTCTTTTGTCAATTTGATTAGTTCTATCCAGAATAGTAGGTTGAAATCCGTTCATGGTGGATTCGTTTACTATTTTCTTAACTTCTTCGCGGATTAGTTTTTGTAATTCTGTTATTTTCATGTTATTTATTTAATTAATTTGAAATCCATCAGCTTGAATTGCTTTTTTTGCTTTAACTAATTCTCGCGAATCAGTTGCAATAACCTCCATCTCTTCCATATCTAAGCCTGCTCTTGCAACTGCTTTAGAACCTGCTTTGTCTAGTAATTTTTGAATGTATCTGACATCATCCTCATCGGTATTATAATCAAACGAAAATTCAAATCTTTTCGCTTCTTTTAATGTTCTTCTAACCTCTTCGCGGATTAGTTTTTGTAATTCTGTGATTTTCATATTAAATGTCCTTGTTTTTTAATTGTGACTCATGTGCACCAACAGCGCCTAATCGATATTTGTTTTTAGATGCCTGCAATCCAATGGGTTGTATGTTGTAAATCTCTTCAGTAGGTTTGTTTATATCCTGCAGTACTGCAATAATTTTATGGGGCACTCCTGCATGTGGTCCTACTGTAGGAATTACAGTATCGCCTTTTTTAAATTTTACCTCATTAATAACTGATTTATATTTGTCTGATTGCAACAACATGTTATCATTAGAAGATACTCTTCCCTCGAATAATCTTTTGTATTGTGTTTTTAAATTCATCATATTCC